TTTGCAGACTGCCATAAATTTACTCCTTTTACTATGCGCCAATTTTCCGAAATGGACTGTATTTCGATACTTGCTAAAATTAACGCTAAAACTTTAGTTAACATTAAAGGCACGGAAAACACGGTTAAAATTATGTCGTTTAATATAAAATAATCTATTAAAAAAAATAAAATAACGCACAACTCATAAAGTAAAATTTTAGAAATTATTGCCGAAAGTTTACGCGATGTTATTTCTTGTTTTAGGTGTTTAGCTTTCCATATTCCTGTAGCTGTGTCTGCTAAAATCAAAGTAAATAAAAGTCCAAGTATTCCAGCTATTGGTAAAAAAAACGAAAAAATAATAGTTATAAGTTTCAATGCTGAATTTTTAATTGAGTAAAGTAATAAAAAAAGTTGTAGTTTCATAAGTCTTCTAATGCTTCAGTTAAACTGAAAGTTAAGTATAAAAATAAAGTAACACCTGCTAAATTAATGTAGGGTTCTGTGCCTTGACAAATCAAAGAAAACGAAGTTAAAAAACCCGATATAAAATAAAGACTTGCTAAATAGTTACTTTTCATTATGGTTCTATTAATACTTCGTTACTTATTACAAAGTCTGTACCTTGCGAATTAGTAGCTATACATTTAACTGATATCATATTATTCACATCAGCAGAAATAGTTTGATAATTAATATCAGTAGCTCCTGATATATTTCCACTATTACGCAACCATTGATAAGTTAAATCAGGGACAGGATTACCATCCCAATCATTACCTGTAAAAACAAGTGTGATACCTTCATAGTAAGTTTGTCCATCATCTATAACAGGTAGGTCTATATTTGTAGGTGCACTTAAAGCTAAAGGCACATTAACATTTGATGTCGCATTTGTTGAACCTGTTGCATTTGTTGCTGTTACAACACAAGTAATATTTAATCCTGCGTCTGCACTTACTAAAGTGTAAGTGTTTGCGTTTGTTCCTATGTTAGTAGCTCCACGTTTCCATTGATAAGTAAAGCTTGTTGGTGAACCGCTCCAAGTTCCGTTTGTAGTTTCAATTTGACTGTCAACATAAAGAGCAGGCGCTCCTGCAATAGGTAGCGTTAAATTAACAGGCGCAGTTGCTGTTGCTCCAATAATATCTGTACGACCTGCTGAACTTACTGCGTAAACAGAACCCCAACCAATAGCGTTAGTTGCGCCTTGTCCCCAACCTATTGTGTTGTTTGCTGCTCCGTCACCCCAACCGTTACTATTTGCCATTTTCTAATTTCTTTAAATAAGTTTTTAACTTAACTATGTTTACTTCTTTTGGTTTGTATGTTTTTAAATGTACCATCCTGTATAATTATTATTAGTATCTGGAAACATATCGCTATTTGAATTCGTGTTGTATTCAGGAAACAAATTGTTATTCATAGTTATGTAGTCAATAAATCGTTGTGTGTAGTGTTGTGCTATTTGTGTTTCCTTTTCAATTAAAAAGTCTATTTCGTTTTTTTCTACGCTTGTTGAATTTTCTGAATTGTGTTTATAAACTCCTTTGTTACTAATCGTGTAAGCTGCGAACGGTAAATAATACTTCATCGCTAAATGAATTAACATCGGCTTTAAATAAGTCGTTGTAAGCGTTAAATAATTACCACTTAATGTATTTGCTACTATGTCCGCTTTTATCTTGTTTAAGAGCTTCGTACCCGTGAAATTTTGCAAGTCTGTGTCTTGTGCGATTTTAATATATTGTATAAAATTATCCGTATCTACGTTTCCGTTTAACGAAGTGAATTTAACTATGTCTTGTCGTGTTATTAAAAGTGCTTCTGGCATTATCGTGTAATTTGTCTTTTCGTTTGTGGGTTACTTGGTAAAAAACCGTGATTAGGCATTTCAACAGGACGTTTTGCAACAAGTTCAGAATTTACAACTTTGTAACCAAATTTTTCGGCTTTTGCTTGTGCTAATTTTTTCGTGTTTTCTGTTATATTTAAACCTGTTCCTTCAAAAACTGCATAAACTTGTTTATTCCAACGGTGGTAACAATTGCCACCGCCTTTATAAAGAAACCTATCAAAAGTCAAAGCACCTTTTGCACCCCAACCAATTGTTTTTCCATCTTTGTTTGTATAGCCGTCACCTAAATATGTATTACTCATTACTTGAATATCTTCTTTTCTATAGATTTTATTTGCTGTAATCATTTGACTACAAAAAATTCTTGTATCTGAAGCAATAGCGCCAACGTATTTATAACGAACAACAAACTTTACACCGTCAATTACTTTGTCTTGTTTACTTGTTATGTTTGGTCTTGCGTCACCTGTAGAAACCAAGTTAACAACCTTGCTTAATAAACTTTGTTTAGGTTCTTTACTTAATAGTTCGTTTTCTTTGTCGTCGTTTTCGTAGTCGACTTCTTTTTCATCTATTAATAACCAATTGTCTTGTGGTTCTTCTCCTAAATCAATCAATGCGTTTGTATGTGCGCTTAATTCTGTTCCTGTTTCTTCTGCTACTTGTTCTGCGTTCTGCGTGTTTTCCAAGTCTGTAAATTCTAACGGCTGTAACGTCTTAAAGAATAACTTTAATGCAACTCCGTTGTATGCTAATATGCTATCGAAAGCGTCTAAAATTTCTTCTTGAAATGGTCGTATAACCATATTGTCAAAAAGAATACTTGAATTTTTAAGTTCTTCTGCGTTTGAACTAAATCCATTTGTTGAAGCAACCCCGAATAATAAAGGACTTGTTACGTTGTGTCCTAACATTATTTTACGTAAACATTCTTCGCTCAAATATGTGTAGTGTTCTGGAGCGTCGTTTAACGGTATGTCTTCTACCGTTGTTTTACTTTCAGCGTTGTTATTAAAAGCTACAATTACTTTTTGTCCCCTACTTCCTGTTAACTTGTCAAGTACCTTGTTTGATATGATTTGTTGTTGTTCGTCTGTTGGTACTCCGTTATTAAAGTTGACAACTTTAGTACCGCTAAATCCGTTTTGTACTTCGTTAATTAAATAGTCTGCAATTTCTTCTTCTAAAAGTGTATAAGGTACAGCTCCTTGATAGTCAGGATATGCGTAATATTTCATACCAACCGAATAAGGTTTAGAAAATAATATTTCTATTTTTTCTTTGCTATAACCAAAAGCGTTAAATCTAATCGGTGCAAACTTTTTAGTATCGTCCCAATTGTCCGAATAGTAGTAACCTGTTATTTGTCCGTCTTTGTCGCATTTTTCAGCTCGTAATAAATTAACCGGTATATGATATGCCTTTAATATTTTGTCGTGCTTGTCGTTGTAGTGAACTTGAATAGCAAATTGTCCAAACATTTTTCTATCCAGAACCATTTTTCGCACGTCTTCTTTGTGAAATAAAGACATCATTTGAGCGTACTCATTCGGCTTTTTATTAGCATCTAAAGCACTTAAACCTTTTCCGTAAATTAATCGTGCTACGTTGTTTATAATAGCGTTATTCGTTGTTGAATTGCTGTATCTTTCGATTAAAAATTGAAAATATTGGTCTCCGTCTTCAGTTAAAAAGTCAACCCAATTTTCTCGGTTAGTTTCCGATACTACAGGTGACGTGTAAGCCGACAAATTAAGTACGTGTAAGTTATTCATAAACTATAAAATCGTTAGTTGTGGAATTAGAAACATATTGATTATTGTTAACCGAAAATGTAACTAAAGGTTGTGCTGTGCAAAATATTCTATCCTTGTAAATTACGTCGTTGTTTGAATTTTTTAATTCTAAAGTATAAAAATGTCCTTCTATTAAAGCGTAAGTATGTTGTATTGAATTTACATAATTACCTACTGAATAAAAATGATTAATAGTCGAAACAGGCGTATTTGTTTGTTCGTCTGTTGTAACCATTGTTAAAGGTTGTTCGCTTACTCCTTGCCCTAAAACTCGTGGAACGTAATAAAACGTTTGTTGACTTCCTGAAGGTGTTAATACTATCATATTAGTATAATTAAATATTTGTGTTTTTGTTCTTTTTTTAAGACAAAAAAAAGCCGAACTATAAAGAACGGCTTTAAAAATAATTTTTTTAAATTTAGTTAGGGTCAACTGTTGCTCCTGTAAAACAACTACTAACCAATAAAGCATCTGTGTAAGGTGAAGTAACCGACAAGTGATTTGCAGGAATTGATTCTTGTCCTACAAGTGTAATTGTGTAACCGTTCAAGTCACCCATTGCAGTACCATTTGAAATAGTTCCTGTTGTTACGTCCATTCCGTGATTAAGCCCTGCTAAAAAGAAATTGTTAGCGTTAGTCTTAATTACTACGTGTGGACGACCCCAAGCAAGTAATTTCATTTGTTTTGTAGTTGTTGCGTCTAAACCTTTAATTGTAAAAGTTAAAGTTTGCTCTACAAATGTTGTTCCGTTTTCACGTGAACTTGTAACTGTTTGCTCAAAAGAATTTGCGCCTTTTAAATCGTATTTAAAAAGTGTAAACGCTCCCGCAATACTATCAATTTCGTCTTCTAAATCTGTTGCTACGTTATAAGTTATTGCACCCATTAAACCGTAGTTAATAAAGTAAATTGACTTAATACCGCCTACAAACTCTTTACAAACTTCTTCGCGACCGTGTGTTAATAAACAAGCCATTGTGTTTTGTTTTTAATTGTGAATAAAATAAAGCGCAGTTGCCTACGCTTTTTATTTAATGTTATACTCCGTAAAGAACTACGTCTGAACCGATACCGTATTGAATACCCGCGTTGTAACGTAAAATAACTCTTACATTGTTTGAACCGTCAATATCCGACATGTCAATTGTCTTGCAAAGTGAATTGTCATTTAAAAGTCCGCAACCAAAATAAAGGTTGTCAACTGTTGTTGCAATCATATTGTTTGCACCAAGTCCGTTAGCCATAAAAATTGGAATACCGTCGTAAGATAAACTTCCGTTTGTGTACCATTGTGTTCCTTGTGTGTTTGTTCCGTTTGCTCCTAAACCTGAAGCTCCAAAACCACCTAATGCACGAACGTACAATTTAGCAATTTTTTGTGATACATAAATTCTTAAACCTTCGTTTCCGTAAAGTGAAGCTGGTATTAAATCTACTGTTCTACCTATTTCGCCAATTACAGTTGTTGCGTCTAAAGTTGTTGTCAATGGGTTTTGAACGTCGTTAACGTCTGAATCATTTAACATCAAAGTTTTGAAACCGTCAAACTCTCCTGCTGTTGCGTTTGTTCCTGCCCAAATTGTAGTTTCAATTTTAGCTGCAACTTTAGCTGCTACGTGTGCAATTAAGAAGTCTGCAAAAGTTTTAGGCAACGTCTTAAACGCTGAATAACCCATACTTGCCGACTGCCAAGATTGCGCTAAATCTAATTTACAAAGTTGTAAATTTACTTGAAATTCTTCTGTTGTTAATACTCTTTCAGTTAGGGTTACCGTTCCTGAAGCTGTGAAATCACAAGTTGCGTTTGCTACGATGTTTCCCGTTGCAACTTTTTGCATAACTTGTTTGTAAGCAACGTTTGGAAGTATTGATACTCCGCCTTGCTCTAATGTTGGTGCGCTTAATAAAGCGGCTGCTAAATACTTACCCGCAAACTCACCTGCGTAAGTTGTAGTAATTACTGGATTTGAACCAAATGGCATTTTGTTAAGTTTTTAAATTGTTAATACTAATTGTTTATTTTTTCTATAATTGAATCCATTATTGAACGTGGTCTTTTACTTGCGTATTGAAAATGTTCAACTTCATTCGTGTTTTCAGGGTTAAACGCAATTGGTTTTACGTCTGCAAGTTCGGTTACTTCGTTTGTAACTTCGTCAACTTTAGACAACTTTTCTAATTGTGCTTTTAACTCTATATTTTCGTTTGTTAATTTTTCTATTTCTGCAAAGAACGTTTCTTTAACTACGCTTTCAATTGT